GCTAAACGGGAGGGGAAAGGTCGTGTCCGTTGAAATTAACTGTTATGTAGAAGGCGTGGAAGAGTTTCAAGATGCTCTTCGTAATTTTGATTCTGCAATGCAACGTCAGGTGCATAGGCAGTTGGTTAGTTGGGCTGCTGATGTGAAGACTTTGGCTAAGCAGCTTGTTCCAGTGAGAACCGGGCATTTGCGTAGTTCAATTTATGCTAAGATTAGTGAGTGGGTTGCAGAGGTCGGTGCTGAAGCGACTTACGCTTTGTTTGTTGAGTTCGGAACGCATCGCATGAGGGCGCAGCCTTATCTCGAGCCTGCTATTCAACGGTATTTGCCGCGTCTTGAACAGATTATCCTTGATGCTTTAGACGCTGCTAAGGCGGAGGCTGGCTTATGAGTTTTCAAGGGATAGCCATACCCATAACAGTTCACAATGAGGCAAGTGCTGAATTTATCAAGGTTGCAGCTGACGCCGCGAGGATGGGTGAAGGCGTTAGAGCCTCTGCTGCAGGCTTCAATGAATTGACTGGTGCTTCTCGGGAAACTGCTGCTGGCATGAGTGAAATGGGTACTCAAGCACGTGAGGCAGCGAGTGGTATGGAAGACTTGAAAACGAATGCTGAAAGCACAACCGTTAGCATCAGAACCGTAGCCACGACATTAACGACGTTTGCTGGTTTGAGCACTGCAGTCATAAGCTTAGCAGGCGACCTGGGCATTGTTGATAAGGAAAGTGCGAAATGGGCCAGGACAATACTCAGTATCATAACGATTACTTCCACGTGGATCCGCCTCAAGTCCTATTTAACAACCATTACGGCCGGGCATACGGCTGCAACAGCTTTGAATACAACAGTTCAGTCAGCTAACGCTTCAGCAAGCATAGCCTCAGCCGTAGCCTACAAAATCAAGGCAGCCGCAACGTGGATTGCAACCGCAGCTCAAAACGCACTCAATATTTCTCACGCTACTTTCCTCGCCCTCACGGGAGTTGGAATTGGAGTTATAATCGCTGCAGCTGCAGCCATGGCGTATTTCGCCTCGCAAATGAACAGTGCAACCGCAAGTGTTCAAAGTTTTAATGAAGCTACTGCTGAAACGCCCACAAGAACACGAGGCATACGAAGAGCTGGTGAAGAGGAACTCTATAGGCGAGGTGTTGAATAGTGTCCGTAGAGATTCCTAAGGCTGCCATTGTTTTTGGTGGTGTGACTCCTCCTCAGGGCGACATCCTTGACCTTACCGTGCATCTTGGATGTACGAAAGAAGTGAGCAGCTTTGAATGTTTGCTTCAGAACTGGGATAAGAAGTATAGTCCGGGCGGAACTTCGCCGATAAGCGTGGGCATGGATGGACACATCGACATTGGCAGAGGCACGAATGTTCCGCAAATCATCACTTGTCGTGTTGAAAGCGTTAAATGTGAATCTACGCCCAGTGAAAACTATATTCGTGTTAGTGGCAGGTGTTGGGGCGAGCGGATCTTCCGAAGAGTCGTAACGAAAGTTTATGAGAACCAGAAGGGCGAGGACGTTGTTCGTGATCTTGTCGATTATTACGTTGGCTTGGATCATTGCCGAGTGAATAGTGCTTTAACAAGTGATGCTGCAAGCGGACAGAAAGATTGTGTTGTTGGAGACGGTTCAAAATTCAGTGCTGGAGACCTTGTTAAGATTAAGGATGATAATGCTTGGGAATACAATGAGGTTGCTTCAGTAGCTGGAAACACGGTTACTATGGTGAATAATCTTGCTAATGCTTACACTGTTGCAGCGAACGGGAAAGTGTGGGTAGATCTCGTTGAGAAGACGGATACGACTTTTACTTCGCTTGAGTATGAGAATACGCCTGTTTTTGACATTTTGAAATACATTGCTGAAAGTAGCGATAAAGCTGGTGTTATAGGCTATGATTTTCGTGTAGCCCCAGATGGTAAGTTTGAGTTTTTCCCGAAGAACAGCAAAACATCACCCGTCAGTCTTTCAGAAAAAATTGAGGTTAGCGAATACCGCAAGGATATTCATCGTGTTCGCAACAAAATTATGATTTATGGTTTGGCTGACAAGAGCGTGCCCGCCGACAAGGATGCGTGGACTGAAAGCTTAACGCCTGCTGATGGTTCTTGGAGCGCGGCTGCTGGAGACGTTAGCCTTGACACGACTTTCAAGGCGAAGGGTTCTGCCAGCATTAAAGTTCACTCTATAAACATGTATTGGGTAGGCGCGGTATTCACTCTGAATGCTGGAAAAGAGGTTGACGCTAACAAGTATCCGCTTTTGAGTTTTCTTGCGTATTTGGAGAAGAGTTACAACGGTAACGTTAGCGTCATGTTATATGATCAGACAGATAAAACTGCAAGTAAAAACATTACAATAGCTCCTGGCAAATGGCGTAAAACAGACGTGAAAGTGGGCTTAGCGAATGAGATGGAATGGACTGATGTTGACGCGGGTTTTGACTGGAGTAACATAAAAAAGATAAGAATAGACGGGTGGTTCTCTGGTGTAGGCTCCGGTGACTTCTGGATTGACCAGTTATATTTTGGCGGTCGCCGATACTCAGCAACAAGAGAAGACGCAACAAGCCAAAGCAATTATGGTTTAAGAGAGCTTGTTGAAGTTGACGAAGAGCTTGTATCCGATAATGAATGTGATTTAAGAGCTAAAGCCTTACTTGACTATTTCAAAAACCCAGCAGAATACTTGCAACTACACACAACAATTCTGGATTATGGCACAACTTCTCTTTTGCCAGCTGACAAGATTCATGTTACATTGCCCAATGAGAATGTTGATGATGATTTCCGAATTGAAAGCGTCGAGTATTATGTGGACGCAAAAACACAAACTTTGGAAATAACGCTTGAGCTTGGAAAGGGTCCGCCGTTTCTGGCTGATTACCTTTATGGGATGCGTGCGACAACCGTTACGGTAGAAAAGCTTGCAAGGACAAAGCTTGGTAAAGGAGCTATTCCAACAGCTTTAGGCGGCGGCTTAGGCGCTCATCATGTTGGGCATGAGGCTGGTGATGATAATGGTGCTCCCTGGGCGACTGAGGATGATGGTGGCTGGGATAAGATCACAGGTTGGATATCTCCGAAACATATTGGACCTAACGAGGATGAGGCTGCAATCATTAAGTTTCGCACTAAGAACAAGGCGGGCACTTCCGTTCTGGATCATCAGTTTCAACCAAGCGACAACGAACATGGAATTTTGGGATCGGAGACGGCGAAATGGAAAGAAATCCACACGCTCTATATGCTCTTATACACTGACGGTTACATGCGCATTCGCACTTCTGGCGAAACAAACCCTAGACAACAACTAGACAAGGAAATGCTACAGTTCGGACCTGGGGGAGAAACGGCTCTTGATACTTGGCTTAAACGTGTAGGTGCTGGACAGTTTGAGCTCAAAACTGAGTTGTTGCCTGTTTCGGATAATTCTGGAAAAATGGGCACCTCCGCGAAAAGCTTCGCTGAGATTAACGGATATCAGTATGGAATTAAAGGTAACATGATTCCAGCTAGCGACAACGCGAGCAACTTGGGCGCGGCTGATAAACGCTTTGCTCATATTTACGCGGTTGAGATTCATGTTTCAAACATGCTTTTCAATTTTCACCTGTTGCCCGATGCTGATGCCACTTACGACCTGGGTGCAAGCAACAAAAAATGGAAGGACCTCTATCTTGGCGGCGCACTCAAAGCCTTAGATGCTGGTGTTGCAGTTCATCTTTTGCCAAACGCAACTGGAACTTATGATCTGGGCAGTTCAGCGAAGAAATGGAGTAATTTGTACATTAATGGTGTTGGCTATTTAGGGTCCTTAAACATTGCCGATTTTGAGGTTATAACTTCAGCTCGTGTTTTGCAGAACGTCACGGCTGCCGCAAGCATAATCACAAGCGGTAGATTTCCCTTAGCAAGGCTTGCAGAAGGGACAAGCGGTTATGTGTTGGAGGCTCAAGGTGCTGGCTTTGATCCCATGTATGTTGATCCGAATTATCGTTACGAGCCTAAAAGTCATCCTCATTCAGAGCATACTGGAATAGGGCCGAATGATCATCATGCTCAGGTTCATAATCACGGTGGGGACGCAATATCTCCAACCTCAGTAAGTTGTAACGTCATGAGCATAGCGGGAAGTTGTAATCGACAATACACTCATCCGAGCAGTCAACAATGCGTTTACGCGACAAGTGTTGCATGGGAGAATTGTCCACACTATGGCTGCGTGAACTATTCCGCGGGCGACTTGTGCATCAAAAAGGGAATGAGAATCCCATTCATCAACGGTATGGCGATCACAGAAGCTGAATCACTCGGGTTAGGCCCAGGCTTCGCCTTCCTAAACCGGAAAGGCAAAGTCATCATGCTTCTTGATGAAGATGGAAACATCACAATCTCGGGTAAAATTAAGGAAGGTGTTGCAGCGTGAAAAGTAAGAGTTTGAAAAAGCAGCTTGAGGATTTGCAGGTTGGAGATTTGATTTCTGTTTCAGGGACGGACGCAAGTATTGGCAAAAGTTTAGGTAGCGGCATAGCTGTTGATGTGCCTGTGCAGAGTTGGGGCATTTTCATAGGTCTTTTAGGTAAACGCAGCAAACATATTGTTCTGGCTCAAAACAATTTTCAGTACAGTGATGGAATATACGACATTGATTACACAGCTATTCCTATGGGCTGGGCTGAAAAAATCAAGGTTGTCGACAAGCAGCATGTTTCATCCGAAGAGGCTGAGCGGCTTTTCACAAGTTTTCTGCGGGGTGGTAGGCGAGTTTCCACCAAGCATAAACAGCAGA